AATGCCATTAGGAATAGGAGCAGCGGGAAGAGCAGGGATTGCTAAAGAAACAACGTGGGGTACTGCTGTAACAGTAGACACGTTCATCGAGTTATTGACAGAGGATGTGCGGAATAACGTGGAGAAGTTAGAAGCAGGCTTCCTCATGGGTTCGAGAAACAACTACAAGTATTATAAGGGGATTGAGGATATAGGCGGTACATTCTCGATGGTTATAAATCCTGATAATATCGGGTTACTTCTGTATATGGCTTTGGGCGCGGAAGCTGATCCGGCGCAGGTCGATGCTACTACTGCTTATGACCACGATTTTACGCCGGCAGGAACTGATACAGACCTCGGGAGTTTTACTCTTGAGATCGAGCGGGATATTACCTGTTGTGTCTATGCTGGATGTACAGTTAACAACATGACATTGACGGCGGCAAAGGGATCACTTGTTACTGCTGATTTTGAGATTGTCGGAAAATCAGAGACAGATGATCAAAGCCCGCAAAGCCTTACACCGAGTACAAAAATACCTTATATGTTCCATCAGGGATCACTTGCTATTGATACGAGCGATGTAGCTTATGTGAATAGCTTTAATTTCACTTACGGGAACAATCTCGATGTTGATGGCGGGTTTGTTTTAAATGCCAGCAGAAACCGGTCACATGCTTATAAACAGGGCGGGACATTAACCGGTTCAATGGAATTAGAATGGACAACCGATTCAGATGCTTTAAGGGATGCTTACCTTGATAATAGTCAGAAACAGCTAACATTAACGATAACGAGTACCGAAGAGATCGAAACCGGGTATTATTACACCTTAACGGTGGATATACCAAAGGTGCATATCATGGGTGATCCGCCAGTATTGAGCTCAAGGGACAGGATACCGTTTACCGTTAATTTTGAAGCCGTGTACGATGCTACTAATTTTGTCAAGATTACGCACAGAGATGCACAAAGTACTAAGTGGTCAGCATAACAATGAATAAATAATGAAGGGAGGTATTTGATATGAAATACGACATTGATAACATCAAGATGTCAGAAACAAAAGAAGTTGATATATCGGAGTATATCCCATCGGCAACAGAACCGGTAAAGATCAAGATAAAACATTTAACAACAAAAAAGAGAAACGAAGTTATCGCTCTTATGATGAAAGGTCAGGAATTAAGCACAGGATCTTCAGGGAAATCGAAAAGTAATGAAGGAAATACGATTGAGATAAAAAACACGATGATGATTTTCCGTTTGAGAGATGGGATGAACAGACAATCGATGAAATAGACGAGCGATGCCCGGAATTGATTCAGTATCTACAGGATGAGATACAAGAGTTCAATCGCCCTTTAGCCGAGAAGAACAGCGAGAAATAGAACAGGTTACTCAATGGGTATACCATGGATACAACTTTCCTTATGGCACAAAACAATATTTTCAATACATAAGATGGTACTGGTGGATAGAATCATATTGTTATATGCGGGATATGCATGTATTACCGGGTGAGGGCGGGTATCATGATCAGGATTGGAAATATATGGAAATATATAATATTATCCGGTCAGCAATAATCAAGGAACAGAATAGAGAACAAAATAGAGGATTACAGAAGATAAGGAAAAGGCATGGCGCAATTTAGCAGTGCTGAAATAGCTATTACAGCAAAAGACAAGACAAAGCCAGGGCTGTCATCCGCAAAAAAAGGTGTGGGTGGATTAACAAAGGCTATTAAAAGTTACGGTGCAGAGATAGCAGTTGTTGTAGGGGCTATGTATGGAGCCATAAGAACTGTAAAGGATCTCACCGATGCTTATGGAAAACAAGAACAAGCAGAAATAAAATTAGCAACTGCATTAGAGGCGACCGGTCGGTATAGCGAATCTACAGAAACTGCATTACATAATTTTGCAAAAGAGATGCAAAATGCTACCGGAATCGGTGATGAATTGACGATTGCCGCTGCCGGTATAATGACCACATTTACGCAAGTTGCTACAGAAACCTTCCCAGAAGCACTTGAAGCCGCCGCGAATATGTCAAAAATGTTTGGGCAAGATTTACAACAATCTGTAATCCAGCTTGGTACGGCTCTGAATGATCCCATTGCCGGAGTCGGAAGATTAAAAAGAATTGGCATATCTTTTAACGAAGTCCAGACTGATACAATTAAATATTTCATGGAACAAAACGATATCATGTCCGCTCAACGGGTTATATTGGATGAATTGGAGGCTGAAATCGGCGGTGTGGCCAGGGCAATGGGCAAAACCTGGAAAGGACAAACTGAAATATTAACAGCAGCGTTTGGCGACCTGAAAGAAGAAATGGGACGAGTCATAGTCAATAGAATGGAGCCAATGTTGCCTGTAATAACCAGAATGGTAACAGCTACTAAAGATTGGATTCAACAAAAAAATGATTTGCGAGAAGCATATAAACTTGTAAATAAAGAAATGGAAGGTACGATTAAATTAACAAGAATACAATTATTACAAGCAGAACAAGATGTTGCGCTTCATGAATTATATGATATGATAGCTGCAATGGAGAATGAAATAGAAACACGAGGTAAAGTTATACATAGTTTACTGCTTAATATGGAAAAAGCGAAGAAAGGGAAAGAAGCAATTAAAGATAGAAGTGACGCCCTTAAGGATGAAGAAGAAATTATATTAGAATGGCGTGATCAAATGGCATTAGCTGGGCTTGATGCAGCATTTTTTACAAATGCTACAGTAGAACAATATGAAGAAATAGAAAATGCAACTGAAGCTGCTGATAAAGAAACAACAGCGATTTATGGAACTACCGGAGCCTTCCATGCTATCATAGGAACACTTGGTATTTACAGTAGAAGTATCGATGATGTTACGCAAAAATTAGGAATATATATGGCTGTACAACAACAGGTTAATTCGTTATCAGAGGAACAACATTATTGGTATGGTGCATTAACAACCGCATGGACAGATTATGCTAATGCAATAGTAAGTGGAGAAGCTGATTTAAAGGATTTTATAAAATATACGTTATCGGGATTATTAAAGGCGGTTGGTGAGCAATTGATAGCTATGGCAGTATTCTATACACTTACTTTACAATGGGGTAAAGCGGCAGCGGCAACGGCGGCAGGGATTGCAGCAGTGGCGGCCGCAAATGCAGTTAGAAATTGGCAACAGGGTGGTATTATTGAAGCTCAACAGGGTTATGGTGGCGGTGATATAGTACCGGCAATGTTGGAGCCGGGTGAAATGGTTATACCGAAAGAAGTAGTACGAGATAATACGGCGGAACTAAATGCTATGGTATCAGGGCAGGGAGGTACGGCTAATGTTATTAATGTATATCTCGATGGTAAAAAGTTGCAGGGTGTTATCACGAAGTGGACGGAAAATGGACAACTGCGCATTGCGCCGAGGGCGGTTAGATGAGAATCTTCTGGAAGAATGAGCTTGATAAATATACATTATCGGCGAATAGTGAGGACAGCTATTATCCGGTCGCAAATGTACAGGATTATCAATTAGCTAAAGTGTACAGGTCTACGGATGATACTTCTGAGTGGGTTAAAGTTGATGCCGGCAGTGGTAATACTATAACTGCTACAGGGGCTTGTATATTAGGGCATAATCTAACAAATGGCGGAACGTATAAGATACAGGGCAATGCAACCGATAGCTGGGGATCACCGTCACTTGATGAAACTTTTAGTTATGATTCAGATATTATGATCGAGACATTTGATTCAGCGGAATACAGGTTTTGGCGGTTTAGTTTAGCGGATGATTCAAACCCGGATACATATTTAGAAATAGGACGGTTATTTCTCGGCACTTATTTAGAATTCGCCGATCAACCGTCAAAAGATTTTCCGTTATCTTATGAGGATACTTCCTCGGTGGAATACTCGATTACCGGGCAGGCGTTCGGTGATGAAGGAATTATCTACAAGTTATATAATTTCAAATACCCGTACTGGACGGATACGGTACGGAAAAATGTAGTAACAATGATTGAGGATATTAAACTTGTAAAACCGGTTATCCTGGTACCGGATGAAAATAATACAGATAAACTCGTTCCTGTGTACGCTAAATTAAATGACAATCTGTCATTGAACCATATCGTTGCGTATGCATGGAACGGAATATTATCATTTAGAGAGGTGTTCTGATGGCGGCGACAAAAATATCAGATTATACAATCGGCGGTTCTAACTGGACGGAACTACTAACAACAATCGAAAAACAACGTAAAGGCTTCAATGGTATATCGCTTACGAATTACGACAATAATTCCCTACCAGCAATAGCGGCGGGTTCTTACTTTGAGATATCGGGATCATTGTATGGTTTTACCTCGGAAGAAGCAATTACAGGTTCTCCATCGAGTGGGAATATCAACTACATCTATATCAATGGTACGACATTTGTACCTGTTTGGACAACGACAGCGCCAACCTGGAGCGATGCTAAAAATGGCTGGTATGATGCGGGTGAAACACATCGGTATGTTGCAGGGTGTTATTATGATGGTACGAATTATAAGGGAAAATCAATATTAAAAAAAAGAGATGATATTAGAGAGGAATATATTTATTTACCTCTATCAGGTTATACACAAAAGCCATTGGATTTTCATTTAGTAGGTTCTCAGGTTGAAATAACAACCTCAGCTGATACCTCAGTATGTTCATTTCAGGCATTTTTCCCGAACAATAGTTTGATTGAAGAATTTTCTGCACAAATAAAATCAGACGGAACAAAAACAATCTGGGTTACTCTTTATGCCGAGGAGGGAGGGCTTATGGCTCAAGTATCATCGACATCATCGACCTCTACGTTGGTTACTGATTCAAGTATAACACTACCGTTTGTTGACGTAAATCAATATGGATACTATTTTACAGTACACATGAGTGGTGCTCCCTCGGCATATTGTTATGTTTATTCAGTAAGGGTGAAATATATAAAACTAAAAACAATATGAAATATATAATAATTATACTATTGTGTGCTTTATTTATTTCTTGTACAGTTAATTATGAAAAATATGACTTTGATGATAATATAAATCCGGCAACTATGCATGATGCTTATTTGTATGCAGTGCATATTAAATATAAAAAAGATTACGGAAATGTATGGCAGACACCGGAGGTGACTTACAGATTGCGAACCGGTGATTGTGAAGATAAGGCTATTTTAATGGCTTATTTATGGGAAAAATATTTTGATATCGAATCAGAACTTGTCATTCTGTGGAGTGGTTGGGGCTGGCATGTAGCTGTCAAGTACAATAGCAAATGGTATGATCCTGCAATGTATTATTATGAAAGCGATGTTTGGGATGGAGCAGAAGTAAAAGCGGTATATACTTATGATGAAGCAATACAGAGGGCAATAAGGGATTCAAATGGCATACGCTGATTTTATAGACAAGACAACATCTGAAAAAACTGTATTAATTGAAATGGATTTGGGATTAACACAAACGGGATGGTATAACTACGATGCTGGAGTGTGGGCGCATAAATGGAGTGTAACGGATGAATTACATAATATCGGTGACGGGAATATAGGCGATTATAATATAGGTGAGGGTGACCGAAGAGTACAAATATCTATTGGTTCATGCTTTGTTGATGCTGACGAGTACACAGAACAGGCGAATGTCGCTAATTGTGTAAATAATGAGAAAAGCTGGTATTATGATGACACTAATTACATATTTTACGTACACATCGATAACGGGCATGAGCCACAAATACACAGTGTTACAATCGGTATGACAATCGGTATGAGCAATCGGGGAGGATACTATAATGACTTGTATTATGAACCGAGGGTGCTTTCTGTACCAGATATTGAAAGAACAAAAGATCCGTTATTTTTTGGGATTATCAGGTTCGACAGTGGCAGTTTTTCGTTAATAAATAATGACGGTTATTTTGACACTATTACCAGCTATATTATTTTTGGGCAACCTGTACGAATATTATTCGGTGGTGATGATTTAGATTATTCAGATTTTGAAACTGTATGTAAAGGATATATAGAAGATTTAAATCTTAATTATGAGACGGCGGATTTTACAATCATCGATAGCCGGAAAAAACTATCTAAAGTTTTGCCTGTTAATACATTTAACAAAGCGACATATTCTAACCTGGATGATGATGATATAGGAAAAGCGATACCAATAGGATATGGCGAGATATATCATGCACCGGTTATTTGCATAAACAAAGCGCAATCAGGGACACCGAACTGGACATTCAAAGTTTGTGATACATCGGATCATAGCAACGGTATACAATCGATTGATGCGATATATGTTGACGGCGTTTCAAAAAGCATTACATCGAGTAGCCTTACTGATGGTACGGTAACAATAGCAAATGGAGACTGGGACGGCCAGGCAGAAGTAACGGTTGATTTTAAGGGGTTAAAGGATGATTCAGATAATTATTTAACAAATCCGCTCGATATTATCAAAGACATATTGAGTGTATATGCTGATGTTACGTATAATTCGACAAATTACAATACTACGGAATGGGAGACATCCGAAACGCATGATTTGGCAAATGATATAGGTTTGTTTGTTGATGAGGAAACGGAGATAAGTGAGTTAATAGAGATGATATGTACTTCTGTTCTGGGTTATTTTATCGTGCAGAGTGATGGCAAGTATACGTTTCGTATTCTCGATACCAGTGAAGATGTACAAAGGACAATACACATTGAAGAGATGCTAGGGCCCCCGGAAATATCATGGACAGGCACACAATATCTCGATGAATGTAAAATTGGATATAAACGTAACTGGAGTAGCAATTCTCATAGATGGTATGTCAACGACACGAACAAGGATACAATATACAATAAATACAAAAAACATTCTAATAAATCATTTGAAACACTATTGGTAAATCTTGATGATGCGATAGAATACAGCAATACGATAATGGATTATTACAGCGAGGTAAAAGGCATTTATACTGTTACTACTAAAACACAGAACATACAACTTGATATTTTGCGAACATTATCGATTGAAATAAACAGGGTTGGTAAGAAGTGGTTGGATTATGTAAAAACAGAAATTATCGGTGTAACGAAAGATTTGATCGAGAATAAAATTAAAATAACGGCACGGCATATATCCGGGCTCACAGTTTTTTTTTTAGGTGGAGTCCTTTTGCAATTAATGTTGATAAATATGCTATAAATATAGATGAATATGCTTTGAGTTACGGAAGGGGCACTTATGGCGCTTGATGACACTGTACCGGCTGATGGTGACGGAATAACAACAGGGGTAAAAGTAAGTGAATTAGCTGGACATATCCGGGATTTAAAAACTGATTTGAATAATGATTTTGCTACACTGGAGTATGTTAACGCTTCTCTGGCCGCTAATACGTTAAACCTGTTTCTTACCGATACATCTTCAGCGGAGGTTGGCGGCTATTATGAAATGTTGTTTTCTGAAACAGGGACAGGTGGTTCAACACTTACAGAGAATAGCGTATCAGATGGCGAAACGTTATTATGGTCATACATTAGTCCGCAATTCGCAATTGCTGACCAGATAAGCACTGGATTGTATGTTGTTAGTATCTGGGTAGAACAAAATAGCAATAAAACTGTTACATTTGCCGCAAAATTATATAAACGCAATTCTGGGGGTACTGAAACTGAATTAGTGGAAACCTCGACTTCAGATACAGTCACAAAAGATACGAAAACACAAATAATAATGTCAGGTTTTCTCGAGAATGATACTCCGATTAGTAGCACAGATAGGGTTGTATTGAAGATTTATTCAAATATAAGTGGTGGTGGGGGCGCACCTGATATAACTATCTACATGGAAGGTACAGACGATAGCAGAGCTGCCGTGAGAATACCGACATCGGTTATTACAAAAAAGATATTTGATGCTGATGGTGATACGTACATAACGGTCGAAGAGACCGCCGACGAGGACAAAATACATGCTTATACTGCTGGTACTGAAGTAGCAGAAATTGACAGTACTGAATTTGACATTAAAAAGCAATTAAAGATATCGGGTGTATCTTGTATGCGGGCAACAAGGGCAACGGTTCAATCTGTACCCGATAGTACATGGACAATAGTACAATACAATACAGAGAAATATGATAATCTGGGGGAATATGATAATGCAACTAATTATAGATTTACCGCACAAAAGACGGGATACTATCATGTAGATGCGGGGCTTCTATCGGGTAATTATGCATGGCCGTCCGGTTCTATATGGATAATTTCTATTTATAAAAATGGAACTTCATACGCTTATGGTTTTAGATGTGTAGTCGATACGGCAATAACTAGATATGTTCATTCCACTCTAGGCACTGATATATATTTAGCAGCTAATGATTATATTGATATTCGTGTGTATCATACACAGGGTGGAGCTGTAGACATTTCTGCTAATGCTATATTTAATTTTTTTAATGTACATAGATTTGCGTAGATATTGTACAAGAAGCAAAAATACAGGAGAAAAAAAAGAATGACAATCGAACAATTCAAACAATCGCACAATTTCTCGTTAAACGAGGAACGTTACCAGGGTGGGAAGATAACCGATACTGAAAATATTGAGTTCATTGATCCTGTAATGTGGGCTACAAATGACCATTTTGTATCGGTGTGTAAGTGGATGTATCCCGAGAGAAAAGTATATGCGAAGATTCTCCATATTACGAGCGGAAATCATACAATGGATTCGGCGCATAGTGTGGGCAAAGCGATTGACGAGGTTATTGTCGGATTAACATTATTTGAAGCGATTACGATAGCATTGAGTATCAGGCAGAATCACGGTCCTAGCGGGTTAGGCTTTTACCCGTATTCGAAACCGATATTTATACACTTTGATCAGAAAGACTGGAATCGGGATGTTACACGAACAACGGTGTGGTATCGAAACGTTGACGGTGAATATATATCGAATACCCATAGACCTGATGAAGTCTATGAGGAGTTGTATAATTGCTTTGATTTAAAAATGAGATAGGAGGGGTAAAATGTTTAAACGATTGATCAAATCAAAAGTTTTCTGGACGTCTATCGGTGGTATTTGTGTTGCTATCGGGACGATGATTACAGGTGAACAATCGATATCGGCTGGACTTATGCAGATATTCGGTCTATTGCTTGCTATTTTCTTCAGGGATACTGCCGCAAAGATGATGTCGAAATGATTCGGATTGAAAACGGCCGTCTGACGCGTTTTTTTCTCCGAAAAGCCATGGTAATGGTGGTTTTTTATATTTTTTTTATTTATTTTATATTTAAGTCATTGTAAATGCATATTATATATGTATTTACAGAACAGGTGTATTCAGTAATTTGAAAAGAGCGCCAAAAGCTGTCAGGGAGCTTACGTTATTACAATTCTAATAATACATAGAGTTACGACATCGAAAAAATTCTCGAAAAAAAGAGGGGGGTATAATTACAGGGGGATAGTTATTTAAATCGCTTAGAATCGCGTTATGTGCGCCTCTAATTGCATGTCATGCAACGAGTTACGACATCGCTCGAACCCTCTGTATTGGCGCTTTAAATCCTTGATATGTATATAATTACAAGGAGATTTCGCATGAAATTGTCCGAAAAAGGGGTAAGTTATGGGATTCTTAAAGAGACTTTTTGCTAAAAAGGCGGGTACCGGTGTATCAAACGTACTTGACAGTGTGGGTAATCTTGCAACTGATATTCGGTCGGCGATAACTGGTGATATGCCTCCGGAAGTGAAGGCGAATCTGTACGGTAAAATACTTGATATAACGCTGGAAGTTACAAAGATGCAGAGTAATGTGATTGTTGCTGAAGCTCAAGGTGCATCATGGATTCAGAGAAACTGGAGACCGGTAACAATGCTTACATTTCTTATCCTTATCGTATTGGCAGCGTTACGGGTGATTGATTTATCACTGATGCAGGTCCCTAAACCAATGTGGACACTATTAACGGTAGGGATCGGCGGATATATCGGAGGCAGGACGGTTGAGAAAGCTGTACTTAATATCGGGGGAAAAAAGTAATGGGTATCGTAAGATACGAGGATGATCCTGAAATGAAAGAATACCAGAAGTCATATATTGAGCTTATTGCCCGAAAAGTAGGAGATGAAATATATCAAAAGCTGGAGAAGAAA